CAATGAGTGCTCCAAATGATCCATCATCAAGCATCACCCTCATGCAGCAGGGCAAGGAAATTCAATACCTTGTCAGAAAAACCTGAGGAAAAACAAGAGGCCATATAGGATTCGAAATCCGTTGTAGTGGCGACATTACCTAGGGTTCGACTCCCTATCTCTCCGCCAAAATCAAGGGGTTAGCAGCTTACAAGCGCTAACCCCTTTTTCATTTGGAGCAATTTTGGAGCAACGCCATTTACTCCATCGGCTATCCTTGGGTTTCCAACCACCGAAGGGGATACCGAAATGGCCACCTACACAAAACGCGGCAACGCTTGGAAAGCGCAGATTCGGCGTAAGGGCTACCCGACCGCCACCGCCACCTTCGATACGAAAGCCGAAGCCCAACGCTGGGCCAATGGTATTGAAGGGGATATGGCCCGCGCCAAGTATGTCGATAGTCGCGAGGCCGACCGGACAACTTTACTGAAAGCTCTCAATCGTTACTTAGAAGAAGTGACCCCCGAAAAAAAGGGGGAGAAGCAGGAGAAGGTCCGCATTAACCGATGGTTAAAACACCCCCTCGCTGAGAAGTTTCTCGGCGCTATTACTTCCTCAGACATTGCCGCCTATCGCGACGAGCGCCTCAAACAAGATGTCGCGACGGCAACCGTCCGCCTCGAACTCGCTGTAATCTCCCACCTCTATACGGTCGCCGCTAAAGAGTGGCATATGGCCGGCTTACAAAACCCCTGCACTAATATCCGCTTACCGAAGGGCAGCAAAGAACGCGACCGCCGGCCGACGACCTTGGAACTTAAAAAGGTTTGCGAAGCGGCGAAGGAAATTCACCACGAACTTCCGGCCATTATCGAACTTGCCGTTGATACCGCGATGCGTCGCACCGAACTTGTAATGTTACGGCGCGAACAAATTCGGGGGCGGGTTGTTTATCTCGAAGACTCGAAGAACGGCGAGCGCCGTCGGGTTCCACTTTCAACGCGAGCGCTTGAAGTTCTAAAGAGTTTGCCGGCTCGACTCGACGGCCGAGTGTTTAGCCTTTCGCCTCAGTCGGTCAGTAACTACTTTCCACTGGCGTGCAAAGCGGCCGGGGTTGTCGACCTGCATTATCACGACTTGCGCCACGAAGCGACCAGCCGTCTATTCGAACGTGAACTAGGGTTGATGGAAGTCGCGGCGATTACCGGGCATAAAACTCTGGCGATGCTCAAGCGCTATACCCACTTGAGCCCCGAGACTCTCGCCGACAAGTTAGGCTAACGCTCGAAAGCTTGGCGGCTCCTTACGGGGTCGCCCTACTTTTACCGCTTGATGTTCCCCCGCTTCAAACTCCCGCAGAAACTTCCGCACCGTCTCAAGTCGCCAGCAAATCCGCGACCCCTGCTTATAGTAAGGCGGCAACCAATCCGGCCGGGCTTGTACCGCGCTGCGGATTGCCGACTCGGTTCGCCCCATGATCTTTGCCAGCTCGGGGACGTGCAGGATTTCAGGTTCCATCATTCACCCCTTCTTGATTGATTACCGCAAGTAAGCGCCGGCCGAGCCAACGAACTACCGGGACCGCCTTAGTGTTTCCGATTGCCTTATACCGATGCCCGTCGGGACATTGCTCGGCGGGTTTGCCGCGCCACGGAATACGCGTGAAGTCGTCCGGCAAACCTTGCAGGCGCTCGGCTTCCCTCGGTGTAATAAACCGGAGCCGACCGTTATCGAGTACGGCGGGGAACCGGTTTTTTTCGGGCAGCGCTTGGTGCTTGTCTAGTACGGCGTCGAGGGTTTGACTCACCCCGAAACCGTTCCACCATGCAGGCGCCTCAACCGCGACTACTCGCCGGCACTTGGGGCATTGCAGGAAGCCAATGCCAACTGAAAAGATGTAGCCGCATCGGCACTCGCGAATCTCGGGCTGACTCCTTTCCGACTCAAGCGGCGCAGAATCCCGGCGCACGCTTCCGAGGTCAAAAAGTACCGCTCCGGGGTCGAATCCTTTTCGAGCGCTTGCGACAAGGAACAGCCTGCGACGCCGTTGGGCCACTCCGAAATATTGGGCATTAAGAACCCGCCACGCGACTGCTCTCGCGGGTCCATACACAACACCAGCGTCTGTCCACTTGCGCCCTGTAGGTTGCAGCTCGCAGCTTTCCCCAACAAGCGCTGCAAGTAGGCATCCGAACGCGTTCGCTTTGTCGGAGAGTACGCCGGGGACGTTTTCCCAGACGACGATGCCGGGAGGTTTTCCGGCGAGTCCTCGAACATGGTCAATTGCATCTGCCAGCTCCACGAATTTGATCGCGAGAGCGCCGCGCTCGTCGGCCAACCCTTCGCGCATCCCTGCAAGGGAGAACGCCTGACAAGGCGTCCCACTGATTAGTACGTCCGGCGCTTCGATCTTGCCGCTAAGGACAAGCCGGCCGACCCCGCGTAAGTCCCCGAGGTTCGGCACCTCGGGGAAACGGTACGCAAGCACCGCGCAGGGGAAGGGTGCGACCTCGGCGACCCACGCCGGTTTAAGACCAAGCTCTGCCCAGGCGACAGATGCCGACTCAATCCCACTACAGACAGACCCGTAAGTCACCATCGCCAACCCTCCCCATTTGCTGTGTGTGACGTTTACGCCCCGGCTAGATACGGAAGCGGGGCGAAGGGTATGTCATCGTCATACGAATCAGGCGGGGCGGCTTGTTGGTTCTGCTGCGGTGCCGGGCGTTGGTTCGGCTGCGGTGCCGCTTGCTGCCCTTCCGGTTTCGGCCCGAGCAACTGAAGTGCCCCCCTCATATCCACGATGATTTCGGTCGTGTAGCGTTTCACCCCGTCCTTCTCCCACTCCCGCGTCTGCAACTTCCCCTCGATATAAACCTGCGACCCCTTCCGCAAATACTGCCCGGCAATCTCGGCGACCTTGCCGAACAAGCAGACCCGGTGCCATTCGGTTTTCTCGACCGGCTGCCCCGATTGTTTGTCGGTCCACTTCTCCGAGGTCGCGAGACTCAAGGTCGTGACCGCGTTCCCGTTCGGCAGGTAGCGCGCATCAGGGTCTTGCCCACAAGTGCCCACCAGAATGACCTTGTTAACTCCGCGTGCCATATGCCACCTCGTCGATATTGTTTTTGATCGTTTGAACGAGCGCCAAGAATTCCGCCCGGCGTTCGGCGAGCTGAGCCAGCTCCTCCTTGAAATCGTCGCGGGTCGTCCGGTAAACGAGTAACTGACTCTCCTCGGGGAAGTCGGAACAGTACGACACGAAGTCGACCCAATCCCGGCCCGAGCAATCAAGGTGCCCGGCCAACTGCCAGCGATACGCCGGGTCGAATGAACCCCGCTTCAACGTATCCCAGTGAACCCCGGCCGTTACCGATTTGATTTCGAGAACGCCGTCCTTCCCCACCAACCCGTCAGGCGAGTCGCCGTATTGTCCGCAGTCGAAGAACCCGCCGTTCGTGACCTCAACGAATCGCGACTCCTCGTAAAGCATTCGGGCGACCGGCTCCTGCACATGCCCGCGTTCCATGTCGTCGGATTGGAAACTGAATTCAGCCTTCCGCCCGGTTACTCGTTCCAGCGCAAGCTGGAGCGCGTAACGCTTGGCAGGGTCGCCGAACGCCTTACCGAAGTTCGCCATAAACTTGCTGAAGTTCGAGGCCGTCGCCTTGCCTAAGCGAAGACCAAACCAGAGGTCACTATTCTGCTCAACGCCGAACCAGATCATGGGCGGCACTCCTCGATCAGTCGCGCTTGGTCCTCGTCGGTCATCGATGCCCGAGCGAGTACCGCGTCGAGGTTGCCGTCACGCATGTAGGCCGCTTTCGCGTTCTGCCACGCCTTGACCGTGGCCGGGGAAATGCTCGCCACGGCTGGCGTCTTCGGGCTGATCCGTAGCCCTTCCATTACCTCCTTGCCGAACCGCACATTCGGGTCGACGTATACCGTGACCTTGAGGTTTACCCAGTCCTCGATAAACGGGGAGCCGGTTAACGTCTTGAGCGTTTTCGAGTTCGTCGCGTTGAGGATCATCGGCTTCAGCTTCTCGCCGGGGCGCAGTTCGCGCTCGACAAAATAAGCCGTGTTGAATACGTCCTTGGTCTTCTTGGTCCGGTCGGCCTCAAGCGTGACGCGAGCCACCGTTAAGACCGTCGGCCCAACGATGTCGGCGCTGCTCAAATAGGGCGAATCGAAAGCCTTTCGGAAATGAGTTTTTGTTTCCACGTTGGAACTCCTAACGCTGGTCAACCGCAATGGCGGCCGGGGCTTGGTCGGTTACTGCGCCGCCGATTGCTTGCAGGGCGGCGAGGAAGGACCAGAAGCAAAGGGCACAAACAAATGATTTGGCTCTGCCCTGGAATCGCCGCAACCGAAAGCGGGTCATAGCAGCGACTCCGGGTCGTCGTGCGTCAGGCAGAGTAGGCTATCGATTCGGTCCTGAATCACCCGAACCCGGCAGTGGTGGTCGGCGATTTCGCGGCCGAGTTCCTTCTCGTATTGAGTAACCAGAATGGCGGTCGGGTCGGCGTCGACTTCCGGCCATTCCACTTCCGTTTCGAAGTAACCGAGCATCGCGCCATACAGGGTCGGATAGTCGCTCATGTCGGCGGTGAGCAGCCGTTGCTCCTCGCCCGGCTTCTGGTGTACGAACAGCCGGATAGTCGTCTTCATACTTGCTCCTTGGTCACAAGTTCGAGGATTTCGCGCCACGTTTTCGCCTCGTTTTTCAGATCGCGAATACGCTGTTTGTCTTGTCCGTATGCCGCGCCGTCCGCGTAAGGCAGGCCGCTTTCAAAGTTCCGTATGAACGATTCACAGGCAGCAATCTGCCGCTTGATAAGTGCCGCTTTCATTGGTTTTCCCCCGTAAGAATCCATTTATGAGGCAGGCATCAATCACCCCCGATAGGCCGGGGGCGATAGGTCGAAAGGGTTACGAGCGGGGCGAACTAAGCGCGGAGGTAATCGCCGCAAGTTGCGGCAAAACAATCTCAGAGTACATGGTCCCGATGACGCCAACGACGAGGACGAGGAGGAGAGCGGCGACTGCTTTATCGGTGGTGGTCATGGCGGGTTGCTCCTTGCTTGGGTGTGTCTCAAGGATAATACAAGTGATCGCCACGTCAATAACTCAGGTTATATATTTTTTGCCGGGCAGAAAAAACCCGCCGGACGGTGGCGGGTTTGGTGTACCAGTTTGGGTTACTAATTGAGCGCCTCGAAAAGCCGGCAAATCTCGCCGTGTTCGGTAGCGCGGTCGGCGTCCGAAGCCCCGGCCGTAACCTTCCAGAACCAGACGGTGTATTCCCTAAGGCTATCCCAGTCGTCGGCGTCGAAGCCGAAGTATTCCCAGCCCTTGAAGACCAGAACGCTATTGTCAGAAAAGGTATATTTCGATATGTCCAAGGCGGGGATATGGTCGACAGCGATAGCCTTTTCGGTCGCGAGGTCCATCGCCTCAGAGGCGCTTTCTTCGGTTGCGATAAGTTGGGAGGTTTTCATTTTGGTAGTCCTCGGGGGGAGCCGGCCGGAATTGGCCTATAAGCACTATAGGAACATTGTTCCTATAGTGCAAATCGAGGACACCATTTTTTGACGGACGGTTTACGCGGCGAAGAAGCGGGATTTTTTGAGAATCCCGGCGACGTAGTGGACAGACTCGACTTGATCGACCCGAAGGTGAATCGGCAGGTGATCGTGGTTGATCGAATCGAATCGATAAAACCCGTCGGCAAGCTGGGCGAAAATTTTGATCATCTTTCGGCCGTCGACCGTCTTCACGAGTACCTCCTCGTGCAGTACGGGCGGCGTGTTCGGCTCAACCAGAACGAACTCCCCGTGCATGATTCGCGGGGCCATCGAGTCGCCTAGAAGTCGCAGCCCGTATGCGTCCGGGTCGCTTGATTGGATTCGGAGAACCCCCGAGCCGTGTCCGGCCGGATAGCCCTCGTCTTCAAAATATCCGTCATCCCCGAGCTGCGCTGTCCCTACCACCGGCACCGTCCCCCATTTTATTTTTCGTTCTTCCCTGTCCGTGTTCTCTCCAACTCCACTTAACGAACCATCAGGGGAGAGCGTAGTGCCGTCTGGCGGAAAAGGCGAGGAGCCATGTGCCAACCATTCCGCTGAAACGTTTAAGGCTCGGGCGATATCGGTAATGCGTTTTGAGTGCTGGGTTTTTCCGCTGGTTATTTTCTGGATTGCGACTTGGGAAATCGGGGAACCGCTCAACTCAGTAACCAGCTCGGAGAGCTGGCGCTGCTTGAGGTTGCGCGCCTTCATCGCGTTATTGAGGCGCTCGGCCAATGTACTGGTTTGGGTCGTTTTCATGGTGGCAATTCTATAACCATTGTTATAGGGCCAGCAAGAAATCAACGTTATCAGGCATTGACTCCGCGAAAACCTCAGTTATATTTCTGGGACGAAAAACGAAAGGAGTCGCCGCAATGAAGGATGCCGAACGACTGGCCGAACGAGCGGTGCGTCTCGCTCAAGAGCGACCAATAGAGCGAGCGGTGCGACTCGCCGGGGGGCAGGCGGAACTAGCTCGACTCTGCAACACCAGCCAACCCCGAATCTGGCAATGCCTCCATCGAAACTTGACCGTACCGGCAGAGCTTGTGCTGCCGATTGAGCGCGCCGTTAACGGGCTCGTGACGCGGTTCGAGCTACGCCCAGACCTTTACCCGGTCGAATAACGGCCAAAAAAAACCCCCGGCAAAGTCGGCGGACTTTCCGGGGGTTACTGATGAGCGAGGTCATTATGAACATTGATCCGAATGCTGACAACTCCACGTCGCAAGCGGCCGAGGTGTTGCGCTTCCTGAAAGCTGGCGGGCGCATTACTTCAATGGAAGCGTTTACGCTCTGGGGCATTACCCGCCTCGCCGCCCGCGTTCACGAACTGCGCAACCGTGGCGAACCTATCGAGTCGACGAGCATCCCGGTACGGAATCGCAATGGCCGAATGGTCAAAGTCGATGTTTATTGGTACGGGCGGTGCGAGTAATGGCCGGCGACTGGATCAAATACCGGGCGTCACTCGGGACGCACCCCAAGGTATGGAAAATGGCCGACCTCCTCGGGTCGTCTCTCGACGTTGGCCGGCGCCTACTTACCGACCATAACGGCGCGCTCGACGATAAGGTCACGCGTGACGTAACGCGTGACGTAACGCTCGCCGCCTTGTTACGCGTGTGGTGCGCAACCAACGAGCATACCGAGGACGGCGTATGGCATATGAGTACCCTCGATACCCTCGATAACGCGGCCGGCATCGCCGGATTCGGGGCGGCGATGGCGGCCGTTGAGTGGGCAATTTACGACGCCGAAAAACAAACCGTCACCCTCCCCAACTTCACGGAATACAACGCCCCGGCCAAGCATAGTGCCCGGTCGACGGGTGCCAAACGGCAGGCGAAATATCGGGAAAAAATCAAAGCCGAACGTTACGCGTCACCAAGCGTAACGGGTGACGTAACGAGTAACGATAGAGAAGAGAAGAGAAGAGATAAGAACAAAGAGCTTGCCGACGCGAAATCGTCCCCTGCTCCCTCGCCGAAAACCAAACGCAAAACCGCCGTGCCGGACGAGTTCCCAATTAGCGCAGACATGATTGTCTGGGCCAACGAACGAGCGCCAGCCGCAGAGCTATCCCTCGAAACTGAAAAGTTTTTGAACTACTGGAAAGCGAAAGGCGAAACCCGTGCCGATTGGTTGGCGTCGTGGCGTAGCTGGATGCTCAACGCGCAGACGTATGCGGGTCGCCGAACCGTCCCGAGCGCCAACAAAGGGCCGGATTTCGATGACCTAACATGGACTCAAAACCTCGGGGGGTTGTGATGGATCACGTTAAAGCTATCGCCGCTCGGATTACTTCCAACGCCGCCCGAATTCCAGGGGACAGCGAACCGAAAAGCATCGACGACGCAGCCGGGCGGGTCGTCAATATGTTGGTGCGCGAACTGAAAGCGATATTCCCCGCGTGGCGCCAAGCGTGGCCCGATGACGACTCGTTGCAGATGTACAAGCGCGCAATGGTTAAGGGGTTTGTGGCCGAGGGGATTAGCCAAGTCGAGCAGATTCGGTTCGGGGTCGCGGCTTGCCGTCGCCTCGCCTCGGATTTCGTCCCGAGCGTTGGCCGGTTTATCGCGCTCTGCCATCCAAACCCCGAGACGCTCGGCCTGCCTTCCGCTAGCGAGGCATACGGCGAAGCGATACGGAACGCCTACCCGAACGCCGGGCACGTCGTCTGGTCGCACCCTGCCGTCTCTCACGCTGCACGGGAGGTCGGGCTCTACAACCTATCTACCCTGCCGCTCAAGTCGAGCCGCGAACTATTCGGCCGCGCCTACATGATCGTTTGCCGGATGGTCGCGAACGGTCAAACGCTGCGCCCGATCTTGGTCGGGCTACCCGAGAAAGTCGAAGGCCGCAGGACGCCAGAGGTCGGCCGGGCTGCCCTCAACAAGTTGCGCAACCGCAACAAGGAGAAGCCATCCGATGAGTAAGCCGCTGCCGATTGAGCTGATCCTGCGCACTCTGACGGACCCGGCAACGGGTAAGCCGGTAGCGGCATTCGTCGCCGCTTCCGAGGCTGATCGCTCGATGTTGCGTGAGCGCGGTTTCCGTCTCAATACGCGGGTGCTTGCCTTCCTGACCCTGCCGCGAAACCCACGGTTCAACCGACTGGTTCACGGCCTCGGGAAAATCCTCGGGCAGAACCTCGACCGATTCGCCGGCAAGCAATCGCACGACGTAATCAAAGAGCTGCAACTGGAGTCGGGCGTCTGCTGCTCGCGAACTGAGGTCGCCATTCCCGGCGTCGGAGACTTGATCCTCAAGAAGCCGCAGAGCTTGGCGTTTCACTCGATGGGCGAGGACGCGTTCAAAGCGTTCTGGGCTGGCGTCTGCGCCTACGTTATCGAACACGACTGGCCGACCTTGACCGAGGAGCGGCTAACCGAAATGGCGGAAATCGACGCGTTCAAGGAGGCGGTATGAAGGAAGTACAGCGGGACCGTTACGGGCGGTTCGGGATTGCTTCGACTTACAACCCTCGCACCGGTCTGGCTTCGGCGTGGGGTTGTATCGGGGATACGGTAGGACCGAACCCGCTTGATGAACCGGCCGAGCACGTCTGGTGGCAATACGGGATGACCCAAACCGAGGCAATCGAACTACTCAAAGCCGAGCTAGATCGCGTTGAAGCGCCACCGGGCCGGGTCGTTGTATTGAACGGTGTGCGTTACCTCGTCTATGGCGTCGCGCATGGAGCCGGGACGAGTCGCCGAGGCGAAATAGTCGTCTATGCCGATATGACTACCGGCCGGATGTTCTACCGAACCCGCACGAACTTCGCCGACCGGATGGGCTGGAACGTGGTGGAGCCATGAGCAATCTGCGCAAGTTGGCGCGTGGTCGCGATTGCCAAGTACGCCTTGAGGGTATCTGCAACTTCGACCCGGAAACGACCGTGCTTGCGCATTACCGCCTCGGGGGAACGTGCGGGATGGGCCTCAAGCCGCACGACCTTTTAGGGGCTTGGGCCTGCTCAAGTTGTCACGACGAAATCGACCGGCGTACTCGTCGAATCGACGCCGACGCTGCTTCGCTCGCACACCTTGAGGGGGTCGTAAGAACGCTGGCCAATCTAATAAAAATGGGAGTCGTGAACGTATGACTATTCCACGTGGCAGGACCGGCAACGGCGACCGGAGAACACCGCCAGAAACGTTCGATATCGTCCGCGCCGTAATTCGGAAAATTTCCTATCAGTTCCCCGACTGCCCCGAGGGGCGGTTTATGTTGGCGGTGATTGCCGTCGCGCTCAACGACCTAATCACCAATCGCCACGGGGGGGAATATGAAATCTATCGCGAGGCGGCTGCCCGCTACTTGCAAGGGGATATCTGGCACGCGCATATCGCCGGGGTCGACCCCGAATGGATTCGCGCTCAACTGACCAAGGCCGGGATTGATT